CAACGATACCTTGTTTATCACGTTCCACTACAACAACATGATTGACACTTTTGGTCGCAAGCTCATGTCAGGTGATGTGTTAGAGTTACCAAATCTCAAAGATTATTACCCGTTGGATCCTACCAAGCCGTTGCCGTTACCCAAGTACTATGTGATACAAGATGCCAGTTATGCCGCAGAAGGATTTAGCCAGACCTGGTTGCCACACCTGTGGCGAGTCAAGGCCACGCCTATGGTCAATGCGCAGGAGTTCCAGCAGATCGTCAATCAGCCATTCATGCCTGAAAATATCTGGGACAATGGCAACTTTTATCCGCAAGGCGACGTGGTCAATTCAGGTGGCACTTACTATACTGCCCGGCAACCTGTTCCGCCCGGTACTCCTATAACTGACACTGCCTACTGGACCGCCACTACTCCAACCACAGTGGGCGATCAGATGAGTACTAGACCCAAAGATTTACAGATCAATGATGCCTTGCTGATACAGGCACAGGCCGATGTGCCCTTGAGTGGTTACGATACCACCAAGTTCTATATCCTGCCTACCAAACCAGATGGTCAACCCGGCAGTCAAGGCCTTACAGCCGACAATACACATGTCACAGCCGACAGCACATCAAATGGTGGCGCTGATACTCCTACCGGCTTTGGCTATACCATGGGCTATCTTACCGGTAGTCATGATCCTGAAACCGGATACCTATTGCCGCCCAACGGCTTGCCAGTGACTCCTGGCGTGAGCTTTCCGCCCAATCCTGCCCTGGGCGATTATGCTCTAAGATTGGATTACTTCCCCAATCGTTTGTTCCGTTACAACGGCGGACGTTGGATCGCCATTGAAGACAATGTGCGCACTGATCTTGATTTGGCACCCACCAGCCAGACACAACGCAGCAGCTTTGTAAACAATCCCTACACTGTGGCCACTACCGATCAAGGCAACATACCAAGTCGCCAGAGTCTCAGTCAAATCCTACAGCCCTTGGCCGACAACGGCGACCAAGGTGGCAATATCACACCTGCCAACCCAAGACCCCCAGGACAATAACACATGGCTGTCACTCCATATTTTTACGATGAACAGATACGTCGTTTCTTGCTACAGTTTGCCAGGATCTTTTCAAACTTTCAAGTAGAGTACGGACAAAATCAAGCCGGCAAAAATGATACCTTGGTGCGTGTACCAGTGCGCTATGGAGATTCAAGTCGTCAGGCACAGACCGTGATACAGCAAAACAGTGCCAATGAATTGCCAAGCACACCCTTGATGACATTTTACATTACGGATTTGAAATACAATCGTGATATGATACAGGAACCAAACTTTGTGAGTACCATAGCAGTTCGCCAAAGGACCTATGACGGTGCCACTGACACTTACGAAACCACGCAGGGTAATGCGTTTACCATTGATCGACTCATGCCGGTGCCGTTCATGATGACTATAAATCTAGACATATGGACTTCAAACACCAACGAAAAAATGCAACTGCTAGAACAGATCTTGGTCCTGTTCAATCCTAGTCTAGAAATACAAAGCACCGACAACTACATAGACTGGACCAGTCTCAGCACTGTGTACCTGGAGGACATAACCTGGAGCAGTCGCACAGTGGGTGCCAGTGGCACTGAAAATCCCATAGATATAGCTACCTTACGATTCAAACTGCCCATGTGGATCAGCAGTCCGGCCAAGGTTAAAAAATTGGGTGTGGTCGAGCGTATCGTGGCCAGTATATTTGATGCCAATGGCGATGCATCGGCGGCCATCATGGACAATGATCTCCTGTTGGGCACTCGACAGGCCTTTACACCGTTTGGCTATCAGGTCCTGTTGATCAATGACACTCTACAGGTTTTGGCCCAGAATCAATTGACCGAACCAGCAACTGATCTTGCACCTCCTGCTAGTCCGGCCAGCAATCTTTTATGGCATTCGGTAATAGGCATGTACGGTACCTTGAGACCCGGCATCAGTTACATCAGTTTAGAACAACCCGACGGCACCACAGTAATGGGCACCGTGGCCTATGATCCCACTGATGATAGATTTTTATTGTTCAATATCAACGTTGACAGTGTTCCTGGGAATACCCTGGCGCCGGTTGATGCGGTTATCAATCCCCTGATCTCAGGACCTGGATCTGGACTTCCATCACCCACTGTAGGAACCAGGTATCTATTGACCGAAGCAACTGGAAGCTACGAGGGCACAGCACCCACAGCCTGGGCCGGTTCTGAAGGACAACCTCTCGTGGCTGCGGCCAATGACATTGTTGAATACGACGGCTCTAGATGGGTAGTCAGCTTTGACAGCACATCAAGCCCTAACAATAATCAATACGTGACCAATATCACCACTAGCATTCAGTATCGTTGGACCGGTTCAGCCTGGGTCAAGAGCTATCAAGGACTTTATACAGGAGGTCTATGGACTCTAGTGCTGTAAACGCTGTAGGAGTTTGGTTTTACAGTGTAGATACCCGGCGGTATCTTTATCTCATGCGCAACGATCCCAAACATCCAGGTACCTGGGGACTTCCGGGTGGCCGCATGGAATCAGGCGAAACCATCATGCAGGCCATTGAACGCGAGTGCAAAGAAGAACTAGGCGCCATGCCTGAATACCTGCGTCTAGTACCCTTGGAAAAATTTACCACTGTAGATGCTGGATTTGCCTATCATACATTTTTTTGTAGTGTAGCGCGAGAGTTTGTACCGGTATTGAATCACGAGCACACGGGTTGGGCCTGGATAAATTCAGGCACATGGCCAAAACCTATGCATCCGGGTTTATGGAGCACTGTGAATTTTGAAGCGGTGCAGGATAAAATTGCTACGATTGAACAGCAGTTTCAAACGTCGCAGTAACTGATCCAATCGCGGTAGGTCATGGCTGACGCATTAGGAGTTGCAAACCATTCTTCTGGCATGTTGGTAGGAACTCCTACCATGACAAACTTGGTGTCTGTGTAGGCCTGTATCACTGAAGCCACTTGGAAGATCCAGTTTGGATTGTCTACCGGCGTTTCTTTGTTGTAACCTATCATGAATACTTCGTTGTGTCCATCAAATGCGGCCAGATACAGGATGGTAGCTATGTCTAGTAACTTGGGATTACTGGGGATAAGATAAAACTCACCCGGATTGGTCAAGCAGTTTCTGGCACTGGTGTACACAGTGTTGTTGTCAACATATCCGGCATCCTTGAGTATGGTCAACTGTTCGGCATTTGATTCAACCACAAAGTCAAGTCGCATGTCTGCTGCAGCAAAACTTAGACCATAGGTTTGTAGTTTTTTTGAACCCAGTAACCCACCGCGGTGACGTTGTAGGCGTGTGTAATCAAATTGTGACCGATCGCAAGGATTTCCTATACAGGCAGCCCGACCTGAAATATGATGATTCTCTATGGGATTTGCGATCCACTCGCGTTTTTGTTCTTTGCGGCCGCCAGCCCAGGTGCTGTTAGTTATAACGAATTCACCAACATAGTCTTGACGATACTGCGGTGTCATTAGAATGACCCAACTGCTACTTCTATCACTCCAGGTTGATCTGAATTGTATTCCTCAACAGCCTTGCCGATCACACAGCCTAGTTGATACTGTGTAGGATCTAAACAGGTAGCCACTCCAGGAATATGGCTAGCAACTAAACTGTCGCCTTTGTGTATGGTCCCAACCACTTGACAAGGAACTCGTCCAACCAAGGCCAATTTGACATCAGTTTCTCCAGATAGACCGTTGTTCATTAGATAGCTAGGATTGGTACTAACTACACCAGCAATATTGGTAGTGTGGCTGCTGTTACTGATTGTGACCTCTTTGGCACCACCATGTGTTAGTACTGTGCCAGGGACGTAGTTTGCATCAGCCTGATACATCTCAGCCAAGTCAGCATACCATGCACTTGTAGATTGGATGAAGGCATAGTTAAAAGGATTGGCTGTGGTACCAATATTGCCTACACCACTAGTATTGTTATTGATAATGTTGCCTGTGGTTAAGGTACCTGCTCCTGTCCTAGCATTGCCGCCAATGATATTGCCTACAGCAGAAATACCAGGGACAACGTTGGACGCATAAAAACCAGTAGCTACTACATTACCAGCAATACTCAAATTGTTGTTGATTGTGAGATTGGCAATGGCATTGCCAAAATAAATGTTTCCAGATACTGAAACATTGCCAGCTGCCAGCAAATTACCTGTGGTTGATACGCCTGTTATTCCGTCTAGTGTGAGTGCCATATTTTGTTGTCCTTTTTACCGTGAGTATTTAGTTATTTAACAAGGCACCGTACACATACGCTGTAGATCCTGTGGTCACATTCATATTGTACCCGTCGGCTATTACTATAGGGCCTACCAGCACAGCATTCACGTTACCGCCAATTGAAACGTTGCCAGCAGAGCCACTGCCCAGAGCCTTAGGTGTAGCAAAACCACCCTGATAAGTTATGGTTCCGCCGCTCATGACCGCGGTATTGCTGTAGCCGCCTATGTTGAAGGTGATATTGCCCGAAGCTACCGGTACACTAATGTTGGTAGCACCGTTGGATACGCCGCCACCACCGCCACCGGTGATGCCAGTTATGTAAGCACCGTTACCATACAGATAACTGACCGAAATATTACCAGTGGTGCTGATCACGTTGCCAGGCGCACTGGCTACAATTATTTGTCCTGCTACACTGACATTGCCACCAGTGATGTTGCCGGTTACCGAAATGACAGACCCAATGTGGCTGGGTGCTTGACTGGTGCCAGTTAGAGATAAGTTGCCACCTGAGATATTGGCCGATACCGAAGCTGTGGTACCAAATAGATTGGCATTGATATTGGCTGATGTGATGTTGCCGGTTACCGAAATGACAGACCCAATGTGGCTGGCCGCGCTCACAGTTCCAGGGGTCAGTATGTTGCCACCAAAAACATTTCCTGTGACAGTGACAGTACCACTTGCCGTAATATTTGAAACAGCAATGTTGCCGGTCACATTCAACTGTGATGTTATGTTGCCACCAATACTAACGTTGCCGCCTACACTGACATTACCACTAGTGATCAAGTTTCCAGCTGTGATATTGCCAGATGCACTGTAGCTGGGCGCTTGGCTATTGCCTGCCAAGGAAAGATTACCAGCAGTCACGTTGCCAGTTACACTCAATAAGCCCGTGATGTATTGGCCAGTGGAGGCCAATACCATTACGTTTGCTGTGCCACCAATGTTGGCTGTGGCATTGCCGCCCGAAGTTGGAATGGCAATATTGCTGGTACCGTTGAAAATATAATTGTCATCGTAGCCGGTGGCGTACCAGATGTTGCCCAGTAAGTATTGACCGGCGCCAATGTTGCCAGTGGCAGTGATATTGCCGCCAGCACTGATGGTTGTGGCCAGGACGCTGACGCCATATAAGTTGCCCGAAGCACTGACTGTGACGCCATACACGTTGGAGTTTACATTACCTGCTGTGATGTTGCCGGATACGGATGCGGTAGTAGCATACAGGTTAGCATTGATATTGGCTGATGTGATGTTACCGGTTACTGACACTACAGAACCAATGTAGCTGGCCGCGCTTATCGTATTGGTCACAGTGACGTTACTGCCTACGCTGACATTACCGGCCAAGATATTGGCTGATACTGAAGCTGTAGTGGCAAACAAGTTAGCGTTGATGTTGGCTGCAGTGATATTGCCACTGGCTGTGACATTGCCAGCTGTTATGTTGCCCGATACACTAGCTGTAGTGGCATACAGGTTACCGTTGAGATTGGCACCAGACACGTTGCCGGTTACTGAAACTACAGAACCAATGTGACTCACAGCATTGGCCACACCGGTAATAGCAAGATTACCTCCGGCTATATTTCCGGTAGAAAGGTTGCCACTAGTAATATTTCCTACTACACTAACTGTGGTACCAATTACCGTGGCCACATAGATATTGTTCCAGTAGTAACTGGCAGTACCTAGGTTAAAGGCACTGTTAGAGGTAGGGCCAATGCCCACGTTGCTTTGCCACTGTGTGTTGCCACTGCTGAATGTCCAGGTCACTACTGGTGTACCAGCACTATTACCTAAATACAAACCAGCACCGTTGATACCGGCCTGTGTGGTCTGGTTGTTGGCCAGCTCAAGATTAAGATCATTGGTTGTGATCACTGTGGCATTGCTGAAGGTAACATTACCAACCACAGTCAAGTTACCTTGGATGGCCACGTTGGCCGCCATGATCACGTTGCCGTTTAAGGTTGTTGATCCTGCCACACTCAAACCACCACCTGTGGCTATGTTGCCGGCTGTGATGTTACCAGATGCGCTGTAGCTGGGTGCTTGGCTGGTGCCAGTTAGAGATAAATTGCCACCTGAGATATTGGCCGATACTGAAGCAGTGGTAGCAAATAGATTGGCTATGATATTGGCTGATGTTATGTTGCCCGATACTGAAGCTGTGGTGCCAAATAGGTTGGCATTGATATTGGCACTGGTAATGTTACCCGATACTGATACTGTGGTACCCAGATGACTTACACCATACAAATTACCACTTGCACTTACTGTAACTCCATAAACGTTTGAATTGACATTACCTGCGATTATGTTGCCAGATACCGAAGCTGTAGTGGCAAATAGGTTGGCTATGATATTGGCTGATGTTATGTTGCCTGACACGCTGGCGGCAGTAGCAAATAGGTTAGCATTGATATTGGCTGCAGTCACGTTGCCTAGTATACTGACCACGTTGCCCAACAGACTATTAGCATAAACATTGCCCGAAGCACTGACGTAACCAGTAACCAGTTCACCGCCGGCTGTAAATACCGCTATATTAGGAGTTCCGCCAATGGCTACTGAAATATTGCCGTTGAGTGATGCTGTTAGGCTGCTGGTACCAGCACTGACTGGAAAGCCTGCACTAACTGCTGCTACGCCGGTCAGCTGACTGCCATTGCCAATAAAGTAATTGCCCGAACCGGCTGTGATATTGCCAATGGTGCTGACTAGCGTGGCCGTGACTAGAGTAGTGTTTAAATTTCCAGTGGTAGCATTACCAGTGACCGACAAGAATCCATTGTCAATGATATTGCCGGCTGTGATATTGCCGCTGGCACTGGCCACTACACCATAGAACCCGCCCAAGGCTACCATGTTGCCGGCCGTGATATTGGCCGTGGCACTCATTGATGCTGAAGAATAAACTGCTGTAGCGGCAATTATGTAACTGGCCTGCACGTTGCCAAACATGCTGGCAGCATTGCCGTAAATGTTGTTGGCGCCAGAAATATCACCACCAGATCCGTTAACCAGGAGGTTTCCAGTGACGCTAGTACCATTTGGCGTGAACACCGCAATATTGGCCACGCCGCTCACATTCATAGTGATGTTGGCATTAGGACTAGGAATAACTAGATTTGAAAGACCGTTTTGTAGAGTAGTAGCCGACACGCCAGTCAACAGACTGCCATTGCCAATAAAATAGTTGCCAGTACCTACTGTTATGTTGCCCACGGTGCTGACTGTGGTCGCCAAGACGTTGCCGGCTGTGACATTGCCGGCTGTGCTGACATTGCCAAAAATATTACCCAGTATGTTGCCGGCTACGACGTTTCCAGTAGTAGTGACATTGCCCGCTACCACGTTGGCTGTGGCTGACAGGTTGCCAGATACTACAGTCTGTGTCACATTGATGTTGCCCACTACACTGAGTCCA